CGCATGAGAGTGCATGTGGCGCGGTGGGAACGGGAAGCCGTCGAAATTGAGGAAGCCTTGGCTGCGCTGATTGCAGCGGATGGGCTGACATACCTGAAATGACCGATATCGTTATCAGTCAAGTCGCCGGGTGCGAGCCTGACGCGCCGGCGCTATGGGATACGGCATGGTTTGGAACGATGGGCGATTGGCGCCTGGCGTTGCCGTACGACAAACAAAATCCAGGTGGCCTGACGGCGACGGCCGGTCTGTTCACGGCCGCGGCGATCTGCCTGTTCACGGATGTGCGCGTGCCGCCGAGTCATACGCTTGCGTGGCTGGCCGATGGCGATCCGCGGGGCTGGCATGGCGACGGCTCGGATGTCCGCGCCGATCTTGGTGAAACCCCGCTCGGCTCGCTGCTGTGGCTGCTAGAGCGGGCGCCGATGGTCATCGGTGGCGTGCGCGTCGAGACATGGGCGCAGCAGCTCGCCGCCGAGGCGCTGCAGACGCTGGTCGATCAGGGGATGGTCGCGAAAATCGTCACCGCGGCGACGGCCGACCAGGCGACCGGGCATCTCTATCTGCAGGTGGGGATGTTCGGGGCGAACGGTGCACAGGTTTACGACCAGCAATTCGAGCTGCTGTGGCAGCAAGTATTCCATGGGGCAGCCTAATGCCATTTGCGATTCCGACGCTCGATGATCTAAACGCCCGCGCGAGGGCGGCGTTTATCGCGAATTTGCCGGGCAGTAATCCCTACGGCGCGCCGAATAATGTCTCGGCCTCGGCCAAGGTCATCGGCGGCGCGACGAACGAAATTTTCGGCTTCGCGGATTGGGTTAATCGGCAAAAATTTGCCTTGACGGCAGATGGTGAAAATCTCGATCGCCACGGCGCCGAGATCGGCCTGGCGCGGCGGCCGGCGGCGCCAGGCGTCGGCAATGTGCAGATCATCGTAGCCGATGCCTATCAGATCGCCGCCGGGGCGCTATTCCAGCGCGCCGATGGGCAGCTGTATGTCGGCCAGTCGGCGCAGGCGACCAATGGCGCCGGCACGCTGTCGGTGCCGGTCATCGCGCAGGGCAACGGGATCACTGGCAATGCCATCGCTGGCACGCCGCTGGCGATCGTGACGGGGTATACGGATATCAATGGCGACGCGGCGCCGCTGGCGGCCGTCGATAACAACGGCATCACGCAAGGCGGCGATGTCGAGCAGGATGGCGCCTATTACAATCCGGCACCCGGAACGTACCGGTATCGCATATTGTTTAAAAAGCGGTATCCGCCGCATGGCGGTAATGCCTCGGATTACGTGATTTGGTGTTCGACCATTCCGGGCGTGACGCGCGTTTTCGTCGAGCGCTTATTCGCGGGGCCCGGCACGGTGCGGATTTTCCCCGTGATGGATGACGTGTACGCGCCGACCGGGATTCCGCAGCCTGGCGATATCGCCAACATTCAGCAGTATCTAGCGACCGTGCAGCCGGCGACCGCGACGGTCGTCGTGCAGGCGCCGATCGCGACGCCGATCAATATCGTCCTGAACAATTTTTCGCCCTACACGGTGACGGCGCAAGAGGCGGTGATGTCGGAACTGCGCCAGACATTCCGCATGTTTTCATCCGTCAGCGGCATGGATACGCCGGTTCCCTCGATGCCATTCCTGGCGACGCCGGCATCGTGGCTGCAGATTTGGCTCGGCGCCGCGCTGGTCAATGCGGTCGGCTCGCCGACTGCCGATGTGGCCTCGCCGGTCGGCGATGTCGTGCTCGCCGAGGGGCATATCGCGACGCTCGGCACCGTCACCTTTAATCCGCCGCCGGCGCCGCAATGACCGCTGCAGTCGGCACGGCGGCCGGAAAAGCTAGCGTATCCGGGCACATCGTCGCGGTCGGCAATATCGCCGCGACCGGGTATATTCTCGGCCGCGCCAGCGTTACAGGGATATCCGGGCCGCCGCCGCCGCCGCCGTTTTCGCCGTGCGGGCCGAGTTACGAACCGTTTACGTGTCCGGACACGAATAATATCGTCAAGATGTGGCCGCGCGGGCGCGCGTGGCCGATCACGCATGATCCATCGACGTACGACCGATATCTCGCCTGGCGCGCAGCGCTGCCGGTCAATTACATCCCGAAACCCGAGGAATGGCCGGTCGGCTTTGTCATGGCCGGTTATACGAAATCCATTATCGATGTGATGGATTATACGGTGCAGCGGTTATGTGCGCTGCGCGAAGAATTTTGGTGTGCGACGACGAAAGAGGATTTGGACTTATGGATGCAGGAATACGGGTTGCCCGATCCATGCGATCCATTTCCGGAGTTATGCGTAAAGGTTTCGGCAACCGGCGGACAAACCTGCGAATACTTTCAGGAAATTGCCGGTCGCGCCGGCTGGGCGATTACTTGCGAAAGCGGCCTGCAGATGTGCGGTTTTATGCTGGGGTGCACGTATGCGGGGCCGGGTGCGCTCGCCGGCGGTGCTAAGGGTAATCTGATGGTGATCACGGTTAGCGTGCCGGATAGTCCAACGTACCATGCCTATCCCGACCAGGTGGCATATGCGGGCTGCTTTTTCGCCGGTCACATGCTGGGGTGCGGCCCGAAGGATATCATCCCGCTGCAGTGCCTGATCGAGCGCATCATGCCGGCGCACGTTCAAGTCGATTACGTGATTGCGCAATAATGTCCGTCGTCACGGTCGAGGGATACACGACGACGGCGGGCACGGGCCCGATCACGATCGCCGGCACGGTGCCGGGATATCAGCCCTGGACGACGGTTGCCGCCGGCATCGTGTCCTATGCGGTGATCGACGGGATACACTCTGAAAGCGGCTGGGGCAAATGGGATGGCGCGTCGATCCTGACGCGCATCTCGATCACGCACTCGACGCATGGCGGCGAACCGATCTCGCTGTCCGGCAATCAGGCGATTGTGCTGATTCCGGCCTCGGCGGCGCCGAAACCTGGATCGCAATATCTGGCGCAACCGCAGGGCTCGCTGATCGCGAGCAATAACTACACGGCGAGCGGGGCAATCCCAATTCTCGGATCGTCTGCCTTGGTACGCCTGCGCGGCGGCGCCGGCGCATCGGGGAGCAATCCGGGGCAACCCTGGCAGGTTAATATTACCTCGGGCACCGGCAGCCCTGGCTGGCTGCAAAAGCGCCTGACCGGCCTGACGGTCGGCAACACGCTGACGCTGACATTCGGCGCTGGCGGCGTGTCCGGCGCTGCGACCGGCGGCAATGGCGGCTCGACGATCTTGGCCTCGGGCTCGCAGGCGATCGCGACGCTGACGGCCGGCGGGTCGCTTGGCGGGCCCGGCAACACCGGCAGCCCTACGGCCGGCGGTGTGGCGACCGGCGGCGATGTGAATGAACCGGGTGCGCCAGGTATTGCCGGCATCATTTTGCAATACGGGCCGTTCAACCTGTTTGGATCATCGAACGGCGCCTACGCCTACAGTTATTACCAGGGTCAGCCGGGGGTTACGCCACATGCGACGGGCGCACCCGGCGGCCAGCAGAACGGCGCGCCCGGCATGTGCGCGATCGACTGGTACGAATGACGCGCCAGCCGGCGCTTTGATCTCTAAACCTCCCTAAAAGGATAACACCGATGACCGACATTCTCGGCCCGGCGAGTACAACCGCGGTCACGGTGCGGCCGACGCGAACGATTGTACGCGGCCAGACAAACACATGGTTCAAGGATTGTACGTCGCAGCAGTTGATGGACGGCACCATGTGTCCGGCGGATTACTTCAACGACGGTTTGGCGCAGTTACGCCAGGCATTTACAAGCGCCGGAATTAATCAGGATAACGGCGATGATATGCTGTGGCGCAGTATTCAGCAGGTCGGCGTGCGCTATGGCACCGATGTCGGCACCGCGCAGGCGCTGAAATGTAATTTCACGGTGCCGGTGCTGAATTTGGCGGTCGGGCCGCCGTATCTGATTTGTATCGTCAAAGCCGGACACGCCAGCGTCGGGCCGAGCACATTCCAGGCCGATCAGACGGCGCCGGCGGCCTTGGCATGGGGCGACGGCGCGCCGGTCTCGGCGAATGATTGGGCGATCGGCGACCAGCTTTTGACGATCTACAATGGCACAAGTTGGGATTTGGTGAGCGTTGGCAAACGCGCGACGGCGCCGGCGGCGCCGGCCGGCGGTCAATGTTATCTGGCCTATCAGACCGGATCGCAGCTGTTACTGCAGCGGTACGGCGGCTCAAATTTGATCGTCAACCAAACCCCGCTGACAATTCCGCCCGGCGGCGTTGTTCTGCCGGTCACCGGTTTATCGCCGGCGACATATTATTATATCTACGGTTACAATAATGGCGGCGTCCTGGCGTTGCGTGGATTGACGACGGGACATGTACAGGGGCCGGATGGCACCGAAGTGTGTTCGACCGATGCCAGTCAGGCGCTGGTCGGCGCCTGTTTCGTCAATATGGCTGGTAACTTTGCCGACGCGGACGGTTCGCGGTTTGTGCTGAGTTTCTTCAATCGTCGCCTTAAACGGTCGCGTATGCAGCTCGCCGCCGCCGTCGCGACCGGATCATCGAACTATATCGAGCTGTCAAGCGCGATGCGCAATAATTTCATCAGCTGGGCTGATGAGGCGACGTTATACGCATTGTCGGGCAGTATGTATTCAACCGGCGGACAATTGGCCGTTGCCGGTATCGGTTACGACGGAAATCAACCGCTGCCGGAAGTCGGCGTCGCCGGTATCGGTACCCCTGGCTCAAATGGTTTCGGCTCGCCGGGTGTGTTTGGCGCCAACTACGTCACCGAAGGCGTGCCGCATTTTATCACCGCCATGGGCGCGGTGATCAGCGGGCCCGGCACGGCGTATTTCTCCGGGCAAACATCGACGAATCCACAATCACCGATCACATCGAACGTGATCATTCACGGATAAGCGGGAGAGAACTATGACCAACGAGTATCATCACGAAAGTTTCATGGCCGAGTTGCAGCGGGCCGGCCTCGGCGATCTGCCGGTGATCGTCGCCGAGACCGGCGAGATCAGTTTCCACGACGACGTGCCGGCCGAGGCGCGGGCACAAGTCGGCGCG